CGTGTCGCCAGCAGCGAAAGCCGCGCCCATACCCTCAAGGGCTCGCCAGAAGGTGACACGCAGCGCTACACCATCCGCTCCATGTTCCTGATGAGCAGCATCGCCACTGCTCTAAAGCAGGGTGCCGACAAGTCCCGCTTTGCCCAGCTCACGCTCCGCAACCCGGCCGAGCTGCCAAAGGATGAACGCACCGCGCACTGGGAGGCGTTGGACCGCGACCTGGATCGCTTCATCTCCGAACAGGTCGGCCAGCGCCTGATTGCGCGCACCATCGCGCTTATTCCCACCATCCGCCAGTCGGTCAAGGTATTTGTCAAGGCCGCGGCCGAGGCGTTTGACTCGCAGCGCCTTGGCGATCAATACGGCACCCTGCTGGCCGGTGCATGGGCGCTGCAGTCGCGTGATGTAGTCACCCGCGAGCAGGCATGGGCATTGATCGAGCAGAACGACTGGACGGCCTACAGCCAGGCCGTTGAGGTGCCAGACGAGCGCCGCTGCCTGCAGACCATCCTGCAGCACCAGCTTCGCGTCGAAGGTGACCGCACCGTCACGCGCACCATCGCAGAGCTGGTGGAGCTGGCACTGCACCGCGGCAGTGATCCGCATGTCACGCCCACCGAGGCGCAGAACGTGCTCGGACGCCATGGCATTAAGGCTGAGGACGGCTGCGTGATCGTCAGCAACACGGCTAACGCCATCGCTCACATGCTCTCCGATACGGCATGGAGCAACTGCTGGCCGATCGTGCTGGCGCGCCTGCCAGGTGCGGTGAAGACCGGCGCTGTTTGGTTCAAAGGTGGCGGCGGAACCAGCCGTGCCGTGCAAATGAGCATCGAGCTGTTAGGTCTGTTAGGCGCCTGTTAGGCCCAAAACCCAGTCCACCACTCATTCCTAACAAACCTAACGGTCCTAACGGATTTTCGGAAGACCCCCTTATAGAGAGGAGTAGTACCCCCTACCCAGTAGGTAAGGTCTTCTCTCATATGTATCTATACCTTTTTCTGTTAGGTCTGTTAGGTAAGGGACAGAACCCAGTGCTGGCAAGGGGTTTGCGCCTAACAGAGCCCGTTAGGAATGCGTTAGGTCTGTTAGGTTTGTTGCAGGATGGATCACGGCGGAGTAGGGTTGCACTGGCCACACGGCTGCACCATGGACACCATTGACATTCCCGCCAAGCAATCGCCGGTGATCAACCGGTTGCACGACACCCTGGTACTGGCACGCGCCTATGCCGATGCCATTCGCGACAACGCGCAGGACGATGACCGCCCCATCCCGCTGGAGCTGGTGGCATCATTCCAAGCCGACTGCGACGGCATCCTTTGTTCCCTTTCTGAAGCTGCTGCTCAATGAAGATCACCTGCACCCAATCCGACCTCAGCCGTGCGCTGCGTGCTGTGGCGCGTGCCGTCGGCAATGGCAAGACGCATCCGATCCTCTCTGGCGTACTGCTCCGCGCTGATGGCGGGAAGCTGCAGCTCACCGCCTATGACCTGAGCATCGGCATACAGACCAGCATCGATGCCATGGTTGACACTGCTGGCGCGACCGTCGTGCCGCATCGCCTGCTGGCGGACATCACAGGCCGACTGGATGGCGCCAGCGTGGTGTCGTTGACCCTTGACGGTGATCGCGTCGCACTGGCCACCGCAGGCGGCTCCTATAGCCTCTCAGCGGCGCCTGCGGATGATTTCCCCGGCCTGCCCGCAGTGGCGGCTGCTGATGGCGCTGCGATCGACCTGGCGGCGCCATTGGCTGCGGTGCTGGTGGCAGCCAGCACTGATGAATCGAAGCAGGTGCTTACGGGCATTCACTTGGTATCCGACGGCAAGGAGCTGCGCATGGAAGCCACCGATGGCCACCGGCTCGCATCGCGCACGCTGGCCTGCAATGCGCCGGACATGGATGTAGTGATCCCTGCTCGGGCTATGGCTCAGGTGCGGAACCCTGCGTCCTTTGCCGTCGATGGCGGCCACGTCGCAATCCAGCTCGATACGGCCACGCGCATGATCACCCGCACCTTGGATGGCACCTACCCATCAGTGCAGCAGCTGATCCCTGCCACCTTCAAGACCCTGGCCACCTGCAACCGTGAAGCGCTGCTCGCGGCACTGGAGCGGATCGCGTGCGTCTCGCCTAATGACATCGTGCGACTGACCGTCAAGGCTGGCGCCATTGAAGTGACCGCCGAATCCGAAACCAGCAGCGGCGCTGAATCCGTCGCATGTGATGGCAAGCTGCCGCAGCTGGCCGCCAACGTCCATTACCTTATGGATGGACTGAAGGGATACACTGACACTATGATTACCATCCAGGCCAACACATCTACCTCGCCTGTCGTCATCGGCCAGACTTATCTGGTGATGCCAGTCCAAATCCGGGAGTAATACAATGGCGCGCAAAAGCACCAAAGACGAGATCCAAAACCGGGTTAATGAGGTTTATGGTTTGCTTTTGCGCGCATGGAATCATAATCAAATTGTTCAGTACGGTTCCGAAAAGTGGGGAGTAAGCGAACGTCAAGTGCGTGATTATTTGGCTGAAGCGCGTAAGTTAATAGCGCTTGACGCCGAGCTGGAGCGGCCTCAATGGCTAGAGGCCGCCTTGGCGCGGCTGCAGGATTACGAACGCATTGCACGCGAGAACAACCAAGTCGGTCTAGCCATGACTGCCGTAGAGAAGCAAGCTCGGCTATTGCGGTTTGAGATGTCGTGAGCATTGTCAGCGGCATTTGCGAACCAGTACCGCTGCTGTCATTCATGCAGCAGCAGACGCCCGAGGACACTGCTGACCTGCTGGCCCGCATCCGCAGCGACCTCCACCCTGGGCAGCTTGCGTTCGTAGATGACACCGCAACGCAGATCCTTGGCATCAGTGCGGGCTATGGCGCTGGCAAGACCAGGGCGCTATGCGCTAAGGCCGTGATGCTGGCGGCAGTCAATCAGGGCTTCATTGGCTGCGTGATGGAGCCGACCGGACCGCTGATCCGGGACATCTGGCAGACGGACTTTGAGGCGTTCCTAGAGGCGTACGACATCCCGTACACATTTCGCGCGTCACCGCTGCCGGAGTACATGCTGCACCTGCCGGGCGGCGATACCAAGATCCTGTGCCGATCCTTTGAGAACTGGTCGCGCATTATCGGTCTGAACCTTGCATGGGTGCTGGCTGATGAGATCGACACCGTGACGCCCAGCATTGCTAACAAGGCATTCCCTAAGATCCTCGGCCGTTTGCGCTCGGGCAATGTGCGGCAGTTTGGCGCGGCATCAACGCCAGAGGGCTTCCGGTGGATGTGGAACACATTCGGCAGCGATGATGCCAAGCAGCGGCCAGACCGGCAGCTAATCAAAATGCGCACGGCGGACAATCCACACCTGCCACCGGACTTCATCGAACGGCTGCAGGCGAACTACGACCCGAGCCTGCTGCGGGCATACCTCGACGGCGAGTTCGTCAACCTGACGACTGGGCAGGTATATGACAGGTTCAATCGGGCAAAGCATGTTGCCGCCACAGTGCCGGACGTCGCCCGCGAGCCAATCCGCGTTGGTATTGACTTCAACGTGGGCAACATGTCTGCCGTGATCGCCGTGCGGCTTGGCAATGGCCTGCTGGTGATTGACGAGATCGCCGGTGCGCATGACACCGACGCATTGGCGCAAGAGATCCGCAGGCGGCACCCGCAGCAGCAGATCTACATCTACCCAGACGCAAGCGGCGGCAGCCGCAGCACCAACGCCAGCCAAACCGACATCCAGATCCTGGAGTCCTACGGCATGTCAAACCAGTCACCACGCAGCAACCCGCCAGTGCGCGATCGGGTATCAGCTGTGCAGGCGCTGCTGGAGAACGGCAAAGGGCAGGTGCGGCTGCAGGTGGCGCAGGGTTGCCGCCGCGTGATCGAATGCCTAGAGCTGCAGTGCTACAGCGACAAGGGCGAACCTGACAAGGATGCAGGGTTCGATCACATGAACGACGCGCTCGGCTACCTGGTGTGGCGTGAGTTCAACCCGTTGCATGCAGGCGCTGGGCGTGGTACGGGTGTGCGCATCTACTAATATGGCTGCCATGACCTATATCTTCAGCTCCGGCGGCGGCGTCCAGTCCACCGCTTGCTTAGTGCTCGCGGCGCAGGGCCGCATCCCCTATCGCATCTTTGTGTTTGCCAATGTTGGCGATCAGGCCGAATCGCCTGACACTATTGAATACATTCGAAAAGTGCTTAAGCCATACGCTGCAAGACACGGCATCGAATGGGTTGACTTGCAACGCAAGCGGCGAGACGGCACGCCAGTAGACCTTTACGAGCATCTGCATCGCCCCATCCGATCCATAGACATTCCGGTACGGATGGCCAATGGAGCGCCAGGTAACCGCAACTGCACAGTGGAGTTCAAGATCAAACCCATTGCGCGATGGATCAAACGCAACGCACCGGACTGCATCCTTGGCAAAGGCATCAGCACTGACGAGCCACACCGTGCCACGCCAAGCCGCGAATCTGATGGTTACACCAGCGCTTACCCGTTGATGGAGTTGGGTCTGAGCCGTCAAGATTGTTTGCGCTTGGTGGCGGAAGCTGGCTTGCCGCAGCCGCCTAAGTCATCGTGCTGGTTTTGCCCATACAAAACCACCGACCAATGGATTACCATGCGCCGCGAAAAGCCAGAGCTATTTCTCGCGGTCACCTTAATGGAACAGCACCTTAACCAAAAACGCACGGCTATTGGTAAGGATGCTGTTTACATTAGCGGCGTTGGCGCCCGCAAAGGATTGCCGATTGATGAAGCCATACCAGACCAGCTTGGACTGTTCCCAGAATGGATTGACGAGCAAGATGGCTGCGAGAGCGGCTATTGTATGACCTAAACTGTTGGCACTGCGGGCGATCTAATGTATAGCGGTTACAACTTCTATGACCGGCCGCTAGCGCAGCGCACCGTAGCAAAGGTCAACGACCCCAATACGAATTGGTATGCGCAGGAGCCGCATTGGCTGCTGATTGAGGATCTGCTGCAGGGCACGTATGGCATGCGCAAGAAGCATCGCCGCTACTTGCCGCAGGAGCCCCGCGAACTAGACGAGTCCTACGACAACCGCCTATCCCGTAGCGTCTGCCCGCCGTACTACATCCGCCTTGAGCGCATGCTGGCGGGCATGCTCACCCGCAAGCCAGTGAGGCTGGATGACACCGCCGACATCATCCGTGAGCAGCTATTTGACGTAGACCTGCAAGGCAATGACCTCAACGTGTGGACGTATGAAGCGGCCCGCAAGATGGTGCGATATGGCCACATTGGTACGTTGGTGGATGCACCGTCTGATGGCGGTAGACCCTACTGGGTGACATACACACCCCGGCAGATCCTTGGCTGGCGCACCGAGACGCAAGAAGGCAGGCAGGTGCTCACTCAGCTGCGGCTGGCGGAAGTGGTCACGGTGCCAGATGGTGAGTTTGGCGAGAAGGCCGTCGAGCAGGTTCGTGTGCTGACGCCTGGCGAGTACCGCATCCATCGCAAGGCCGACAGCGGTGAGTTCACCGTCGTTGATGAAGGTCGTACGAGCCTTAGCCAGATCCCGTTCACCATTGCCTATGCGCAGCGTCATGGGTTCATGGAATCCCGCCCGCCGCTGGAGGATATCGCAGAGCTGAACCTCAAGACCTATCAGGTGCAGTCGGACCTTGATAACCAACTGCACATCTCAGCCGTACCGATGCTGGCGTTCTACGGGTTCCCGTCAGCAGCCGAAGAGGTATCAGCCGGACCCGGCGAAGCGATCGCATTTCCCGCTGAAGGCCGCGCCGAGTACATCGAGCCAGCCGGTCGCAGCTTTGACGCGCAATTCCGCAGGCTTGAGCAGCTTGCGCTGCAAATCAATGAGCTAGGACTGTCCGCAGTGCTAGGTCAGAAGCTGAGCGCCGAGACCGCAGAAGCCAAGCGCA